ATTCGGGTGCGCCTCAGATGATCGACGGCTTCGATTATCCGTACTGGCCACAAATCGCTTGTATCGTAGAAACGCCATTCGTTTTCAGCTTCGTTGTATGTGTATTTCCCTTTTGTCTGATCTTCTGTGTACCGCTCATAACTTGCTGGGGTGTCTGTTGCTACCGGAGCGTGCACCAGCTCAACCACACCAACGTCATTCATGCTTTTACCAATCAAATGCTCAGGCGGATCTGATCCAACAAGCAATACGAATCTTCTACTATTTTCTCCTTGAAGATAATTGCCTGCGTGTAATGTCTCCCACCTACGTTTTACTTCTTGCTCGGGGGTAATGGGATTTCCTTCAAAATCCACACCGTTAAAATAAGCAGTCTTGAAGAATTCCTGCATCTCTTTTGAATAGGGGTGTTTTCCTTTTAGATCCGCAGGAAGAATGCTTTCGTAATCTTTAACTCTAAACAGCTCATTCGTTGCGTAGTTGGCAATGGCCATTCCCACGCCAACTGCAATACCTACATTGTTTAGCTGCGCTTCAAGTTGGTCCCAACCAAACTCATCATTGATAAATCCCACAACTATTTTCAGATCTCGGGCATATTCTAGCGCTTCTTCAAGGTTCGTTGTAGATACGTACGTACCATGCCCACCCAAGGTCTGCTTTTCTGGGTTTATAGCGAAGCCTTGCTCTAGTATCTCACGCGCATAAGGGGATGCGTGGTACACCTTTTCTGGCGGCGCAGGTACATCTTCCTTGCGTTCGTAATAGGCTCTTGTGCGCCGTCCTAATTGCGCAAATAGCTTATCGACATAACTCATTTGGAAATCCCTAGCGCCTTTTCCACTTCTGGAATCTCTTCGCGCTCCAATCCGCGCTTCATGATATGTTTAATCTTCTTCAGTATATCCAGGTACTGATACCGTTCTAGATATTTATACAGCACGTTTCCTGGTTCGCTATGCGGATTACCTTCTGTGTTGATCGTCAAAGCCTTGGTGCGCTCATCCTTAATCTGTTCGTAATCCTCGACAAGTTGGGATAGATCAGCCTGAATCTCCTGCAGCTTTGTCTCCAAACGCCGCCTAAGCACTTCAGGGTGTTTTACTTGGTGCACAGCTTCCTCAAGCACTTCATAATCTATCGTTTTATTCTTTGCGTCCCGGAGCGTGCTATCTAGATAGTCCATGACTACTTCAACTTGATCACGCTCCTCCTTGAACTCCTCTTGAGGATCGAACTCATCGGGAAAGATAACAGGATTATGAATAAATTTATCCTCCAACACGTCGTATACAGCGTCATATTTAGTACGCGCCAACACCTGATCCGCTTCGTCTTCCCCCTCGATCATGATAGAGACGTTTAAGGGGTGCCGAGAATCGTCCAAGGGTATATCGTGTAGTTTGGTATGCAGATAATCGAAAATTTCATCTCCGGTCAGCCCTGGATAAAGCTTGCCCACAGGCTCTTTATAAAGCAGCACGCGACAGTCCAAGTCGGTTTTTTTGTTATACTGATTGGTCAGTAGCGAACCATATACAAACAATCCCTTTACCGCTGACTCTGGAATATCGAAGTCATCTAGGGCGGACATGACAGTATCAATAAGCTGCGTTTTTACTTCTGGCCGCAGCTTGACATCATCGTCTTCGAGTGTCCAGATAGCAGGATCGAGATCTTCGCGTACATAATCGATAATAGATTGCTGCCGTTTCATAGATACCTCGAATATCTTATCCTATGTAGCTTTTCTAGTTTGAATTTATACTGTGGTATTCGTTGCAGCGGCATCAATACACCCCGCCCTAGTTTAGGAGCGAGAAGCGTTCGTATGTCGGAACAGTTGTCCTTCAACTTTTCGTCTTCTTTGATTAGCGCTTCGATTATTTTGTCTTTCTTTTGCAGTGTCTCTTCCAGTTCCGGTAGGAGTATCTCGTTAATCTGTTCAACTATGGCATTCAAATCACGCCTCGTCGCGTTACGGTTTTTTAACTGCTCTGCATATATTACTCCAAACGCGAGAAATACAATAAGCACCGAGAAAAATCCGATAGCAAAGCCTAATTTTTTCATGTTTTTTCCTAAAAAAAGGTATTATATACTGCCGAAAGGTGTTTGCAAGAAAACCTTTCGTCTGGATTGTTTATGCCCGGAGGGGTCGCCTCTATTAGCGCCGAACCAGGATTTTGCACTTGTAAGTTGTACTTATGCCCCCAATATGAGAACGCTGGGCAGCTGCAGTCAACCAGAACATGTAGTTGGAGAACCTCTGGATACTGCTGAATAACGGTCATCAACGGCATATTAGGGTCAATATCAGGAGGGACGATGTCTTGCCAATCCCGAAATTGTATTTGTTGAACCCATTCGTTATTTGACGTATTGCACTGTGTGGCAAAGGTAAAAAGACCGTCAATAACATTAGCGTCATGCGCATAAGCTCTACAGCCGTGCTCCGTAACGCGCTCGCGCGAAGCTCTGTCGGTCATAGATTGCAACTGCGAAATTGTTAAGGCTGTTATCTTCATATGATCTTTTCCATATCTTTCAGCGCGGACAGCGCCTCTGCTAATTGTTGCCGCTTGATAGAGAGTATTCTATCTTTATAGTGCTGCCCGGTCCTGGCAAATATATCTTGAAATACCTCTTTTGGGATTTCATCCTGAAGCTTGGTTCCTTGGAGGGCTTCGTTGATCGCATAATACATCTCCCCGCAAAGCTGACTTACCATGCGGCCAACTTCTCGAATGATGGCGTTCATGTAATTTTCGAGGAGCTGAGCAACCATTACCTTTGGTGCGCGAATGGCGCTGATGTCTTTGATCTGCTCTCGTGCTTCTCGGTTTAGCTTAGCGATACGATCTAACAATTCCAACGCGGTCAAACCGTCCAGCTCAACCGCTACATCTTTTTGATCAATGATCTTAGCCGCCTCGTCTTGGATCTCCTTTACCTTGGTCGTGTACTGGTGTGTCATCTGAACAAGCATTCGGTATGCTTGCTCGATGTCTTTATCTACTTCAACTTGAACGACTCGATCTATGGGATGCAATGCGTCTACGATTTCGGGAAAGGCAATTTGATCCTTTAGGATCTGTCGGCCATCCATTACATGCAGCCGAAAGTGGGTGCTAATTGTCTGTGGTTTTAGCATCGCGCCAAAATGTTTTTGGATGTACCTTTGCAGCTTTTGATAAGAATATTTCTTATCCTGCCGTAATCGAATAAGATGACCTACATTGGTAATACTCATTCGACATAGCTTACAATGGGGGTCCCCACCAGGGAGGAGTTTCAGATGGTCAGAAGAGAGGTCATACGGAACAAGGGCGTTGTCTGACATTTTTTGCTCATTTAGATATAGCGTTCTGATACCAGCTCCGACCAGCCAGAAGGATCGTTTGGTGCAGCAAATTCCTGTCTTTCGATATTGTCCAAATGATCGATGCGCATATCGGGCTGCAGAGGCTTAATGACTTTTGGTCGTGTCGTTTCGCTGCGCTCCACCAGATCATCAATTAGGGATTGCGAAAAAACGAATTTCTTATTACAAAGAATTACAATAGTGGGGCTTAGCAAGTCCCCCTGAAAGTAAGGAAAAGGGAATTCCATTGTAAGGACTCTCTGGCTTGCCGTCCTTACCCGTACGGTAAATAGAATGGTCCCCTTGACTTTTTCCAGCGGCTTGTCACTCTCAAACCCACGCATTCCGACCAGTGATATTTCGGGGGAAGAAGGAAGGTCAAAGGAATTAAAATACTCCAGCGCGAAATCCATCGCCTCATCTTGCAGATCGCTCAAGATGGCCTGCTTACCCATCCCCCGGCTTCCCGGTACCACGATTCTTTTGCGAAGAAGCTGATTTTCGAATTCCTCGCTGGCGTTAATGCGCATTTAGCCCGCCTTATTCAGATCCGAATCTTTGTACATCTTAACCTGGAACGGGTCGAGGATGACAATATACTCCTTTGTATCAGGAATATAATCTACAATCGTTCCAAATTTGCCCGTCTCTTTACACTGGACATGATCGTTCAAACCGAATTTGATCGATCCGTTAGCCTTGAGCGCATGTACATACTCGCGATGGTCATCGAATGTCTCTGCGCCATCCCGCACTCGGCGCAGCTGCCCATTTTGCGCTAGGGCTATAAGCGACTTTAGCCAGTTAGCGGACCTACGATCTCCAGAATACGTGCATACCTTTACAAATTCTGGAATCTCTTCTATTGTCAGGTGGCCAGCAGGGTCGCTGTCAAACCTACGAGTTGCCATAGCTTGAAGGCGATAGGGCTGCCCTTCGGTCAATTTCTTAAATTCAACGTTGGACAGAACTCGCATGGCTAATCTCCTAGCTTTTACGGGTTGTAGCTATCGGTCAGCACGTCGCCGAAAGCTTCGGTTAAATTGGCGCGGGGAAGTTCGGGGAAAGCCTGCTGGACCACGTCAAGAATTAGCTCTTCTTCGTCGATCAATTCGTCAGCTTTATACTCTTTGGGGTAATTGTGACCGAGATCTGCCTGGAGCACCGTAGCGATAGCGTCGTACGCGTAGCTGTTGTTGAAGGCGTTACGGAGTTGCTGCGGCAACCTCCTCGAAGCGGCAGCGGCCGGAAGCTCTTCTTGCGGCGGCTGTGCGGGGGCGGGCGGAGCGGCTAAAGCCGGTGTTGGCGCCGGAGGCGGGGGCGGAGAGATAGCTAGCTGCTCCTCTTTCGGCAGTTCAAATTGTGGGAATAGCTGCTTGAACATTTGCTTGTACGTATTCGGTTCGTAGATAACTGCTCTGGCGCTAGGGGATACTATCTTAGCGATTTCTCGCTCCGCCTCGGCAAGCCCCGCATTAATGTACTCTTTGGCTTGCTCAATAGACGCTGCGCCGCCTTTCTTTGTTGCTAGTTGCGACGCAGCCAAGGAGGTGTGAGAAATGATAAATTCTTTTCCTTCATTTGAGAACAAAGGAAACCCTTGCGCTCTCTTCTTTCTCTGGGATCCTAAACCTTTCAGGGCGGACTCCCAATCTGCTTCACCCAGATCCGGCGCAAGCGGTTGGCCAGAGCTAGCCTGCTCACCGGTTTCTATAGTCACTGTAAAACTCGCGGCGGCGCCGCGTTTGACGAGATCTTTGCCCCATTCTTCGCCGATGGTTTTGGCCGTTTCTTCCGCAGCGTCCCACTCGCCATAGACGATCTCGCCGCTAGGTTGGAGCGTGATGACCGCGCGATATTGCGCTGACTGCGGCGGTGATTGCGGCGGTGACTGCGGCTGTGCAGTTTTCTTTTTCATAGACCCCTCCATCCAGAATTCGTATTTGTTATTTTCGGGATCGTGATCTAGTATAGAAAATTCGCCGGAGGGGATTTTTAGTCCGTGGTCCTCGTGGTCATCCATCCAACTAACGCCATGACCCAGATACTGCATACCGAGATACCAGCCAAGCTCCCAAGGATCAAACGAGCCTTCCTGTTCCCCTGGAGGAACAAACGAATCAAGGCTAATACTATTAGCAGACTCAATCTCGGAGATCTTGCGGCTCGCGAAGGATTTTACATCTTGTGGCGTGTCTGGAGCAACATCTAGTATCTCCATACCTGAAAAGGAAGTGCCTTGTTCCTCCTCAAACTCTGCCCAAGCGGACTTAAACAGCGCGTCGGCAAACCCATCTGCTACGCTACCTTTATATGCTTGCTTTTTCAAGCTGCCCTCGCTTTTTTTAATTTTTGGCATGTGTGGCCCTCCTGGTCAATGATTACTTCGCGTCCTTGCGGCCGTAATCTTGAACGAGGGCTTTGGCGAAGTCGCGGTCGCCGTACATCATCTCAAACATATCGGCGAGCTTGGCTTCTTCTTTCCGCTTTTTGTAGGGCTTCATGTCGTCCTTGGCGACGAGGCGGGTATCGTGGCCGAGCTGGACAAAGGCGTTACCAGCATCATCGAAGCGCACAATGCGGCCGTAGCCATATGGTGTGTCGACAACGTCGTTGGCCTTGAATGAGTCGCTATCTTCCGCTTGGACTTCGATGTCCTCGGGGTTGCGAAAGAGGCACATAAGGCCATCGTTATCCTTTTTGAGCGTCCAGATTTCATTTACCGTGCCTGAAGCATCAGCCGCACGCTTATAGAGCGCCGTGCCGATAGGCCGAAACTCAGGCGGAATAGCGCTCATGGAAGAAACAGGAATGACTTCCATCGAAGGTTCCAGTACCATGACCACGATCCCGTTATCGGGATCAATCTGAGCCAACTCCCAATCGACCTGGTGTTTTGGATAATCCTGCGCCACGAGCGAGAGGAGGTCGGTCTCATCTGGGTTTCCCAACTTCGGGTCAAACTTAACATGAGCCTTAAATTTGCCCTTTGTACTCCTAGCGTCAGTAGTGAGCTTCAGATCCGCGCGATATCCACGCGCCTTGAGCTTGTTTTTCAACCCTGAGAAAAATTCTCGGGAAAGCTCTTTTTTATTCAGGTTGGTTCTGTTATTAACTTTTTGAAGGCGATTGAGTAGCGCACGATTCATGGGGGTCTCCTAGCTAGAGTTTATTTTCCTAGAATTGAGTTCCTTTTGTTGCTTATCAATCTTCTTCGTGTACGTATCACGTCTTTTTCCGGTGGCGTTTTCGGCCATAAAGGAAATATAGTCTTTTTCGCAGTACTTATTAACGATGCTGTAGAAATACGGGATAGAAATTCCAAGCGCATCACATTGGGCCTTGATGTTTCCGTAAACCTTGGTAGTTTCCTTAAGAACATCAACAATATCTATCTCGTATTTCTTTTCTAGCTTGATTATTTTTCGGGGCTTGAATTCGAAACAAACCCGGCTGCACCATAAGTATGGCCGTAGGATCCGTTGAATGGAGACGTTTTCTATTGACTTTCCGCATACCGCACACTTTGGAGTTTCTATGCTCCCGCGTATCCAATTCCGAAGAAGATCATTTTCTTCTTGCAACCTTTCCACTTCTGAGATAATATGCGATTCGACTATATCTGTGATTATCATATCCTAGTCTCCAACCATTAAACTCTCGGAAGGCTTTTTGTGAATTTTCGCGGCATTACCATCCCACTGTCAACTAAGATTTACCTTTCAAATTCTTCGCCAAAGAATTCGGGAACGTGTTCGCGAATCTTCTTTAGGGCGCTGTCAAATATAGTAACTACTTCTTTTATTGGAATATTTTCCATGGAAGCGATTTCTTCAAAAGAGAATCGCATGCCTGGCGCAGAGTTTATAATCTCAGAAAGCACCCAAAAACAACCATTATAGCCCGTGTCGAATATAAACCAAACACATTGATCGCAGTCACAAGGTAGGATCGGCAAATTTGTGCGTCTGCACGCACAGCGTTCTATAAGCATTAAGCTATCCTAGTAGTCGAAATCCCGTCTTCCATGTCAATATTCCAAGTATGGTGAAACAATCTTGGATCCAACTCTCGATGAGAAATAATCTTTACCGAATTGGCCCCAAGGTCTGCAGCAACGTCTATGACGGCCTCAAACACTCGGTCGATAGCATCCTGGTCCAAAGAACCAAACACCTCATCCAGCCACAGCGAGCTTACGGACTTTGCGGACAAGGCATGCGCTGCTTTCCAAGTACCCAACAGCACCGCAAGGCCGACTTCCGTCGACTGTCCTCCAGAGCACAGCTCTACCGGAATCGTCTTGTAAGGATCAGATACTAAAATTCCAATCTTGTCAAGCAATCTACTTCCCGTAGCGTCAGATTGTTGTGAGACAAACTGCGCCTTGTACACACCATAAGAGATCTGATCCAAAATCTCAGTTACATATTTGTTTAGCAGCTGCAGTACAGTATCGATCTTGTACATCTTCACCTTTTTGATAATAGAAAGCGACGCGGCCAAATACTTTATCGTTATACTTACCTCTTCCAATTTCTTTTTAGATTCTGCTAACTTAGCAGTATTGCGAGCTATAGATCCTAGAACAGTTTTGCGCATCGCTTGCGTTTTTTCATATACTGCCAGATCTACTTTCAAGGAATTTTGCAAGTCTTTATGCTCGCGGAGTTTAATATTTCCTTTCTCCAAAGCTAACTCGCACTTTTCAATTTGCTCCTTTGCTTCCGTAACATTAAACTCCTGCTGCGGGGAAATTTGCCTTAGCAGTGCAGCTTTGGCGCGGGTTGATTCTATCGTTTGCTCTCGTTTTTGCGCCAGCTGTAGGTCATCTTTAGTTTCAGTAAGTTTTCTATCAATAACAATAATCTCTTTGCTGGCCTTGGTAATCGTCTGCGCGCACGCCTCTAGCGTCTTATCCTTGAAAGATCGTGGCACATTGGTAGGGCAAGCTTTTTGATTTACAGGGCAAATGTTCTCATACTCGTTGACTGTTTTTATCTCACGCTGACTCTGTTCCAAGATCACCGTGTAGTTGTTCTTTTCATCCCTCAGCCCCTGCATTTGGCCAGTAAGCTCCTCCGAAGTGAAGTCAGGCCACTCAGTATTGATTAGCTTGACGCGAAGCTCTGCGACCTCCTGGCTCAATATCCGGGCCTGATCTGCTTGCTTTTTGAACGCTGCGGCCTTGTTGACGACCTGTCGGTATTTATCAGCTACATTGCTGATTTTTGATAGCTTTTCCTCTATAGTAGCTATCGATTCGTCTGCTTTTTCCAATCGCTTTGATTTTGCAGCTGCTACTGCCTCGTCTATGCTGTCAGCATCCTCGATCAGATCTTCCAAATTTTCGATCTCTTTTTCGGTATGCTCTATGTCGCTTGCATATTCCTGACTATTCCCATTCTCCGCTTTTATCCTATCCATACAACTTTTAATGGCTATGTCGTATTTATCTAGTCCAAAGATGTCTACCAGCGCGGAGGCGCGTTCACCAGGGGTGCCTGTCAACATGATCTGGGATTGCTTCTGCCCAAAAAAAGCAATCGATTTGAATTCCGAGGCTGAAATACCCAGCTCAGCCAGAATAAGTTTTCGTGTTTCTGTATCGGATATACCTACAATCGGCGTATCCGCTTTGTAGAAATACAGCCCCTTCTTTGTCCTATTTCGTATTTCTTGTATTTTGTACGGCGTTCCATTTATTTTAAGCTCTAGGGAAATATCGTATCCACCATCAAGTATTTTATTTACGAGGCTATTGACGCTGTCCTTATCCCTAATGGTTTTTCCAAAAAGTAGATAGAAAATAGCTTCAAAAATGGCGCTTTTTCCAGAGCCAATATTTCCCTTGATGAGGGTCACGCCCTTGCTGTTTAGAGTAAAGGACGCTTTGTCGTAGGACAGCCAACCGTCAAGATGGAGTTTTTTAAGATCGATCATGTCACTCACTAACTGAATGCTGCAGTATTTCGAGCACCATCTGTTTTAGTTTGCTTGTATCGAGATCGAATTTTTCGTTGTCCAATATGACATCTACTTCTTGCTCAAAGGTTTGTGCTCTTGCTATTTTGTCAATGTCAACCCGACTGCGAACATTCAGGACCGGATCATTGTCAAAATCTAACGTGATGCAATGTTCTTTTAGCTGTTCCTTTACATACGGTTTGTTTATCCCAGCATATTCTTCGACAGGCAGATTGAATTTTAGCTTTACTAAATTACCCTTCCGCGCTGTAGCTTTCACAAATTCTATAATGCTATCTTCAGTATCCTCGCCGTTAGTAAACTCAACGTGGAATACCATCTTTCTTGGCAAATCCAAATCCAAAATCGAGACTTTTATATTGCTGGTGGTCACATCTACTATGAGAGCGCTAAGCTCATCTACATATGCGGTTTGCGTGAGACATCCAGGATAGTAACATCGATTGTTAATCTTCCATTGTTTATGGATATCGCCAAGTGCTACGTAATGAATCCCAGCTTTTTCTATAGCACTAACCAGCTTATTTTCTACATTCATCGCCAAAGTTTTTATGTTGATTCCAGGCACGATCCCATGCCAAATTGCCACTAGGGGCTTTTCTCTTGTTTCTGGGGGCACTGTCTCTTCTATATCCCCCCATTCATCCAATGCCCAAAAAATAGCCGCGTCGTGGGTGATATAGCGGCCAGGATCGATGACACGAACATTCGATAAGCGTTTGCAGGTTGCAAGCAGGGACAGGTAGCGCAACGAAGAATAATCCCTATTCTTGTTTATAAAATCGTGGTTGCCCGCCATAAAGATGAACAGCATATTTTGATTATCTATGATTGTTTTTAGCAGATAATCCTTGGTTCGCTGGTCAGGCTGGGCTTTGTGAAAAATATCCCCCGCGCAAAGGATAATATTAACATCCTTGGCCTTTGCTGCTTCGATTAATTTCTCAAGGGGGTACTGGCAGGCTGGGGGGAGATTGGGCGCCCCCAGCTGCCAGTCAGCGGTGTGGATAAAGCAGACCATTAGGATCCTGTAGATGAAACGCCTACTACTGGGGTGCCAGTTACGCCTATGCTAGATGGCGTACTCAGTCCATAGATGCTATCCCCATAGGGCGTACTCAGTCCATGCCCGCAGGTAGACCAGCCATATTGCCCTCTACTTTGGGCTTCTAGCTGGCGAAACCGATCTAGATAGTATATGACGCGCTGCAAGACGCCAGTAACAGCGGCTAGGTCGTCACCGGGGAAGCCCAGCGAAAATTGCTGCAGATATAGCCGCAGCCCTTCGATAGCCTGATCCGCTGTGGTCTCAGTCGTCATCGTCTTCGTCCGCGTCGTCATCGAAGGAGTACAGATCGTCGTCCTCCTCTTCGTCATCGTCGTCTGCAGGCTTCGCCTTCTTCTTGGCCTTTTTCTCTTCCTTGGGAGCCTTCTTGGATTTCTTGGGAGCCTCCTCCTCCTCGTCGTCGTCGTCAGAGGCATCCTCGTCGTCATCCTCAACGGGCTTCGCCTTCTTCTTGGCCTTTTTCTCTTCCTTGGGAGCCTTCTTGGATTTCTTGGGAGCCTCCTCGTCGTCGTCCTCTTCCTCTTTTACCTTCTTGCCCTTCTTCTTCAGTTGGCTGATCTTGACCACGCGCGAGACGGTAGCGCCGTCCTTCGTCTCGTAGTCCTCAACTGAAATGCGGACGGTACTGCCAATGGCCTCTTGCAAATCGACTTCTTCCTCGTCCTCATTGGTTACGTCGATACCTGCGCCCTGCGCCCACTTGTACAACTTGCTTTTCGGCGTGAGCAGTGCGTTGCAAAAACCAACTACCCGTGCGTCACCCTTAAAGGGCTCATCATCAATAGTTGCCCCCGCGACCTTGAAGGCCCAGGTCAGGTACTCATTCCCCTCCTGTCCTTTCCCTACGTTGATCGACTCAATAACAGCCGTATACTTCCCCTCATCGATGTGTATCCCACCACCCGCCGACTTCTTAATTACCAGAGTCATGTTTATCTCCCTTTGGTTAGTGCCTGGTTAGGTCGCGTTCTAGCGCAAGCGCTTTTACCTGCTTGGCCAATGTGGTTAGTACCTCTTCAAGATCATTTTTCCGATGCTCAACTATTTTACGAAAGCTATCGGCTGCGATCAGTTTAGTCTCAATCTTGTTTTTATAGCGATGCAGCTTCCGTAGCTTTGTACGAATCATTGCTTCCTGCACAGAGTTTTTGAGCTTACGAATTTCTTCGTTTGTCATAATCTCTGCGCCCTTCTCTTCTATGTAATCGATAATCAGTAGCTTGACTCTCTTCCATCGCGTAGCATTGTCTTCGGCCAGCATCCCAATGGTAACGCAGCGCGAGTAGTAGCTTTGCGCCATAGCGTACGCTCCGTTTATCTCAGGCAGGCTGCTGACGTCTACCTTCGTCGGGGGCTTGACGTACACTTCAAGTAGCTCGCTTTTAAGTTCTCCATAGTTCGGGGTCGTCTTCTTAGCCAGTTGGTACTCCTGCACCAGCACGTTGGTCCGCGCGGCCTGGCTAAGCTCGTCGCTGTCGCCTGTCAGCAAGTGATCCAGCTCAGCGAGTGTTTCGATTTTTTGCTTTTTTATCTGCAGCGTTTTTTCTTTGGGCATCGTCCACCAGGCTTTCGTTGGCCAGTTGTTGCCGTATCTCACGCCATATACTCTTTACTAGCGGATCTATTTTAGACGAATTTTTTACATCCGCAAGGGTAGAGTGATAGGCTTTTTCAAAAAGTTTCTGCTCAGTGTCCGCGTCCACCCGATCAACACTGTCTTCCCATGCAGTGCCGTAGGCAATGACCCCGAGGGATCCATCAGGAAACTTCTTTGAAATGGTAATATCAAACTTCTTCTGTATCTTTGGCATGCTTGGCGCTCCTGGCTACCACGATGTCCGCGCGGATAGCTTCGAATAGTTTTTTGTCCTCAGCTAATATTTTGTATGCCGAATTTTTACCCTTGGCAAAGGGCTTATGTTTATACAGAAAGGTTTTTCCTTCCTGCTCGACGACACCACTAGCTTCTCCTAGCTGGATAAGCTCTCCGGCCATGTTAAAGCCTTTGCCAAATAGCAGCTCTGTCTCGATTACCTTAAATGGCATAGCAAGTTTATTCTTGATAATTTTTACTTTTACCTTGTTGCCAATGACCCGTTCTTCTCCATCTACTTTGGTAACTATAGAACCCGTTCTCCGAATGTCCAACCTGATGCTTGCAAAGAACTTGAGAGCATTTCCGCCGGAAGTAGTTTCGTTTGACCCCCACGACACTCCGATCTTATGCCGAATCTGATTGATGAAAATGGTCATTGTATTTGTCTTGGCGTTGACCCCAACGATTTTACGTAACGCTTGTCCCATCATGCGGGCCTGTAGCCCCATATGGCTATCGCCCATATCCCCTTCAATTTCTGCCCTAGGTGTAAGGGCAGAGACAGAATCGATTACGATGACTGCGAATTTACCAGACTCAGCAGCCATTTCTACGATTTCGAGGCCCTGCTCGCCCGTGTCTGGCTGGTTGATCATGAGCTTCTTTAGGTCGACTCCCATCTTTTTGGCCAAGTTCAGATCGAGAGCGTGCTCAGCGTCAATAAAAGCTGCCATACCCCCGCGCTTCTGCGCCTCTGCGATGACGTGAAGTGCCACGGTGGTTTTTCCGCTAGACTCAGGACCCAGTATCTCAATGATCCTTCCTCGCGGAAATCCGCCAAGTCCCAAGGCCTGATCTACAAGGATAGAACCTGTTGAGATGACCTCTATCTTCTCATCCGTTTTTACCTTGTCGCCAAAAATATGAACTGACTCAGCTCCAAACTTCTTCTGAATTTGCTTAAAAACGTCGTCAATCGACTTCCCTGCGGTACCCTCGCGCGCTTTGCGCTTCTTACCCATGATATTTCTCCAAACTCCCAAAGGTTTTACCAACTTCGAAATCGAGGACCATTTTGCAACGGAAATCAGGAAAAGCGTGGGCCGCAACATGTTTCATGATCTTGACCATCTTCTTTTCTTGCCCTTCTCTGACAAGAAAGATCTGCGCATCGTGCTGCGTGGCTGCCGGGCAACATTCGACACCGTTCTTTACAGCTAGTTTATATCCCTTGACCATAAAGTGATCGTTCAGGTTACTTGCCAATCCTTGAATTGGCGCATTAGTTGCTTCGCGTTCGGCCTTAGCGACAAGCATATCGTCGTCAGAAAATATTTCTGGGAGTCGGCGATAGCGCCCCAACCAAGTTTTGACATACCCATGCTCATGCACAAGGGCAACCTGTTCCTTCAGCCATTGACCTGCTACTGGATATTGAGCAAAAAAATGCGTACGCAATGACGCCACTTGTTTAACAGATAGGTTGTAACGCTTTGCCGCTGTCCTGTCTCCCATCCCGTACATGAGCAGTCCAAAGGTTACCGCTTTGGCAGCTGTCCGTTGTTCCTCTGTAACTTCATCTTCGGGGACTTGAAAAACACTCGAAGCCGTATTCTTGTGGATGTCCATGCCTTGCTCAATAGCTCGGATCATATTAAGATCATTTGAACAATGCGCCCAGCATCTAAACTCGGCTTGCTTCAAGTCTGCTTTTACAAAGGTGAATCCAGGATCGGCAATGAGGCATTCTTTATAATCTTTAGCACCCCTGGGGATATTTTGCATGTTTGGCGAGACACAGCTTAGCCTTCCAGTAACTGTGTGCGCTTGCAAATAATTGGCGTGGATGCGCTTGTCCTTCTTGCTCTTGTCATACGTAGAAACCAAGTAGGTTGCAATGTACTTGGACAAGCCGCGATAATCGATAATGTCCTGACAGAGCTTTACGCCTTGTGCCGCGTAGGTTGTTAATGTTTCTTCGTCAGTTGACGGTTTCTTTGTGCGTTTCGAATATTTAATCGGAGTGAGGTTCAGCTGCTCAAACAGCAAGGCAGACAGTTGCGGTACTGACTTCTGATTAAATTGCCAGTCTCTCTCCTTAATGTATTCTTTAATATACTCTTTCAGATCGGGATATCGGCTACGTAGCGTGTCTGACTTATGCCAACGCACCGCGATTTTCTGTTTTGCAGCAACCCTGCGCCCCCTTTCAAATTCCATTACCACTTTGTTTGCGCTGATCCCTTTACTATGCTCTAGCAGCGTTTTGCGGTAGGTCTCTATCAACAACGCAAGCTTTTTACGATCAACTAGTACCCCACGGAATTCCATGCATACTAGCAGCTGCATTGTCGGATTAGAATACTTGCGGTAGTAGTCTGCCAGGTCTTGCTTTATTAGCTCTTTGGAGAACAATTCATACAGTCTAAAAGTTGCGTCAGCGTCCCACTGCGCGTAGTCTGCTAGCAACTTATAGTCAAACAGATCATAAGAAAATGCTTTCTTGTGGATCTTTCGCTCTTTACAGATCCTGGCTTTTTCTTCTTCGAGCGGTGCCCAGTATTCCCCAATGTCGAGATGCTGCAATGTAAGCGCATCCAAACTTTTTTCTCGTACGTTCTCGTCGATGAGCGAGGCCGCTAACAGCGTATCAAAATATGGACCTTTTACTTTCAAGCTTTGGCCCATAAGCATTTCCAAGTCGAATTTGAGATTATGATTTACCTTTAGGACTTTTGAGCACAGGATTTGCTGGAATCGGTAGAGCTGCTCACCGCTAAACAAATCCCATTTTATCGTCACGCCCAATCCGGAGCGCCAAGACAATGCGACACATAGTATTTTGGCCCCTGTAAATTGCAGGCTTGAAGTTTCCAAGTCAAATACGAAGGCGTCTACTTTCTCTAGCTGATCTAAAACCTTGTCGACCTTCTCTCGGGTGTCAACATCGTAATGATCAGCCAGTATGCTAGACGTCCGAAGCACAGCTGCTGCTCCGGATTCATCCTTTAGCAACCCTAGCCCCTTTTGAAAGTCTGTCAGGGCACCTGGATTACGCAGAATATACGCAGGATGATAAATCGGAATTACCTTTGTTTCGAACTCCTCACTGTAAAATACATTATTCTTGAGCTTGGTAATTCCGTTTCGTTTAAGTACTGCTTTTAATGCTGTCGCACCCAAAGCGGCAATCACATTGGGCCTAATCCTTCTTATCTCCTTTATGAGATACTTTCTACAACAGGTTATAGACCGCTGATTTGGCGCTATGTTTTCCCCTGATGTAGCGCATTTGACTGAATTTGTGACATATATATTTTCGTCGGCTATACCAACAGAGCTTAGCATACCCCTTAGAAGCTTGCCGGACTCCCCAACAAATGGCCTCCCCTGGGCATCTTCATTCTGCCCCGGGGCCTCTCCTATAAACAAGATCTGTGCTTTGGACGAACCAGACCCGCGCAGCCTAGGCGTATTGATATGTTCGTTATAACGCGGGCAAGACTCGTCGCATAGAGCACGAGGATTATCGAGCATAGGAGAGACCCCTTTTTACTGCCTTGCAGAATTTTACTCAGCGATTTTCTCGCCCGTGATGCGGTAAACACCACGCTTCGGGCTCGTGATCTCATACATAGTTTTGAGCTTGTTGAGCATGACGCTGATATAATTTTTAATGTCTTTATCGTCCTTGTCTTTGCCCAGCCCCGCCTCGCGAATGGCTTCCGCGAGCGTGTCTCGGGTCTGCGCCTTCCTGGTCAGGAGCTTGACCACCAAACCGATCTGGCGGCTATGCTTAGGCTTGCTGTCGTCCGGCGCCTTGTTCGAAGATACAAGTGGTCGCACCTTGGCCTGCGCCTCTCTTATCTTGGCCTTCTTCCCAGGCTTCGTTGTCTTTTCGATCTCCTTGCGGACCTTCTCGGGCACCTTCTCTGGAGTCCTAATCTTGGGAGGCCTCCCTCGCCGCACAGGCGCGGCTGCCGCCTCTTTTTTAGAAGTCAGAACTTTTTGCGGCTTGCGCATCCCGGCTAGCACCGCCTCGACTTTTGCGAGTCTTTTTCCCATTGCCTCAACCTCTTCTTTGGTGGCGAACTTAGTGCTATACTGTTTCTCCTCCTCCTCCTCCTCCTCTTCTTCTTCTACGGCAGCATCTTCCTCATCATCTTCCTCTTCCTCCTCTTCCTCCTCCTCCTCTTCTTCTTCTTCCTCTTCTTCTACGGCATCTTCCTCATCATCTTCCTCTTCTACCTCCTCCTTCTCCTCCTCTTCTTCCTCTTCTGCGGCGGCATCTTCCTCTTCCACGGCTTCTGTCTCATCATCTTCCTCTTCCTCTACGGCATCTTCCTCATCATCATCTTCCTCATCATCTTCCTCATCATCTTCCTCTTCCTCTACTGCCTCATCATCTGTAAGCGCTTCTGCCTCAAGATCGTCCTCGTCCTCGTCCTCGTCCTCGTCCTCAAGCTCCTCCTCAAGATCCTCCTCTTCATTAGAAATGGCTTCGATACGAAGGGCATTCTTGTCTTTCATTGGGGCCTCTCTCTTTTCTTTGACGTTTTTGTTGCCTGCTACTACCACCATAGGATTTTTTCTGTTTCCTAGAGGAGTTACCATATAGGTAGGATCTACATATATTATTTTTCTAGTAGCATTAACGGTAATTTGAATGTTGTTGGCATTTTTTTGCATGATCTGTACTTTTTTTCCGCCAACAGTCAAAAACGTCTCGCCAACCTCGCCAGAAGAAATCGGCACTTTTTCCATACAGTCCTCCAAGTCCCTTAAGCATTGCTGTTCTATATCTAAAAACGGCATGGCTCTCCTTATGTATTCTTGTAGCGTTGATGATTATATATAGGTATATTTCGTTGTCAACTAAAAACAATCTTGCGGACAGATAATTTAACTATACGCTTGAGTATCTGGCTGTATTTTTTGCGCACGAAGAGAGCTACCTCCAAAATGGACTTATCCGTATAATTTAATTTAGCCTGCGCATGGAAAAATGTGAGGTCAAAAATATCGTATAGTAAACACCTCAACGTAGGATCCTGATTTATAAGTTTTTTTCTTAGGTCGATTTCTAGTTGTTTATGTAGTTTATTAAGCATCTCTTTACGGTCATCTTTTACACTTGTTATATCAGGTAGGTATCCCTGGTCCGACATAAGCGCATCGGACAATGAAAATATACTCCCGTGCGCTAAGCAGCCAAAGCAATGGTACGTACCGTCATCGTAGACCCAAAACGAGGGGCTAGAATCACCGTGGAACGGGCAAAGCGCCTTCCATTGATCTTCCCCGGCTGGCTGAAGTTTAATCCCCGCCAGTGCGAATAGTTTTGGTATACTCATTCTATTTTTTTATTGGGGTTCTTAAACGTTGTTGCATCTGCGCGCACACGATCTCCTACATAAGTTGTGGCCCAACGAGCTGTCACAGCCACTTTTCCACCAATGCTTCCATATCGGCACTTGTCAATGACGAACCAAACGATGCTGGCTAATTTATCTGCTGGATCCTGTTTAGCTCGGATCACGGTTTCACAATGCGGAGCCATGAAATTAGACAAACCGATATTGTGAACACCCTCATTTTCTTCTTTCCGTATATCTGCCTTCGAGGCATCTCTACTCTCCTGCGCGGCCGTGAGCAGGGAGACATTAAGGTATTTTGCAATTTGGTGGTACTCTAGGAACAAGTTGTTGAATCGCTCAGACAGGTTGCTGTATGGCTGCATTGGTAGCATGATTCCTGCGTAATCAACAACGATAAGATCCGGCTGTCTACCTGTGACCGACTTATATATTTCTGTCTCTTCGAGAATGACGTTGCTCTTAGCATTCATAGCTACATCTACAATATAAATTCCAAGTTGATCCTTTACTTGCTGCTTCAGCACATTTTTATACTTAATGCGATCTTCTCTGTTCAGCCTGCCAAATATAATTTGCTTGCTATCTATTGCTGCCATCCGGCTATCGAAGCAGGAAGCAAGAAAGTTAAACGCCATTTCGAGAGAAAAGTAGATTACATTGTACCCTGCCCGTGCTGCATTGTAGGCTACGTTAATTGCAGTTCGTGTTTTTCCACCACCCGTCTTGGAGTAAAAAAGCGTAACGAATGACTTTTGCATGCCCCCAGTTTTTTCATCCAGCGCGGATATGCCGAAGGGGATGATGTGTTTAGCATCCCGGCGGCGGGATTCTTTATACTGCGCATACCGTTCATGTACATTGCTGTGAAGAAAGCCCCGCTTCACTACGTCCTTCTCCCCAGCACCCATTACGAGCAACTCTGTAATCATGTCTTGCTTTATATTACTAAAATTTACTTCACTCTTTTTGAATTTTTCAGTGAGCTTAACTCCAATATCGAAGATCCTTCGACCCATAAAATAGTTGTTCGCTTTATCGTAGTAATACTCAAACTCACTCGGCTTGCTCGACGGCAAGGTTTTAATTAACTCCACTGCTGCAGCAACCTGAGTCAGCGCTTTATCTGACGTAATTTGTTCATTAGCAAAACTTAGCAGGGCGGATTTGGATGGCGCAGTGCGATACTTGTGCACAAATTTCTTGATAATAGCAGCCAGGTCTTTATGCTGTTTAATGGCAAACATATTGAGGTCGAGTGACAGGGACCGCATGAAGGTAGGGTTCTTTAACAACAGCGCTAAGAGCTTTTTTTCTACTTGTGCAGAATGCAATTTAGCCATAGATCAATAGTCCTCCTCGTCGTGTTGTTCGTGTAGCGTATGACGTAACACAATATCCTGTAGCGGACGTAGCCGTTGGCGCATAAATACAGGCATCTTCTTAAGCACAGCGTCTTTAGGAACATTGGAGCTAATTAATATAGCTAGCCTGTTTTCGTCCAAGTCGCTTAGCATTTCATAAAAATGAAGGGCTCGAAAATCCCCTCCTGCTGTGTCCGCTTTTTCTATATCGGCGATTGCAACAATATTCATGTAGTGAGTAAATTTATGCACAAAGTATCTAGAGTCGGAGTCTCGATACTCAAGCTTTTTGTTGAGTAGCGTTGCTGCCTTGCAATAGCACGCACGATGTCCATTATCCAAAGCGCTGCGTAGGACGTAGCACATAAAGGCGTTTTTGTTTAGCCCCGCAGGGGAGCTTATCCAAAGGCCTTTGCCGTTCTTAATCCGTTCGGAGATGTTGTCTGCATAGGATTTTATTGTCTGTATTGCCCCCTTGTTCTTGAGCTTAAAGTTTTTTTGCAGATTTCGTAAATCCCACTCTTGAAATTTGCGAGGTATTAACGCTAGTTCGACGTTCTTGCGCGTTTGTTCCGCGAGCGCACAACGGCAAGGATCAATTCGATATCCGCCGGGAACCTTTATCTCAACGCTAAGCACCCCATGACAAATTTTGCAATCTTCAATGTTTTGACCCTGCGGCTCGGTACTCATATAGGTTACGATCCCTCACGTATTTTTCGAATTGTTCATTTTCAACTTCCAGCTGATGATCCAACTTGAAGTAGCCTGCCCGCGAGGCAATTCTTACCGGGCGGTGCATTAGATGGGAGAACAAATTAGGAGAGCAGATGTGCCCTATGTGGGGGGCATTAACAGCATTGAAGTAGCGCTCAAAGGCAGAGTCAATAAATTGCTTATACTCCTTGTTCATAATCTTGTTAACGCGTATGAATTCCTCTATCCTTTGATAAACACGAGTTATGTTGTGTTCAGAACGATATTGCTTTCTACAGATCTCTGAATACCTGTTGCAAAAATAGTGGTAGAAGTCATACGGCTTCCATTCTTCTACTTTCTTAAGTTTAGACCAAGCGTTGGTTTGGTCAATATGCTCCAACAACCGTTTATTCTGATATTGCAGCCGTTGTAGATTATCTAGGATATGCAATTCTACTGGGTCTTCCGTGTCCGCTACGTTGGCCAAGCAAATGTCTACTTTAGTTGCCATCGAGATCCCTCCATGGGAAATAGGTCTTTAGACACTTTTTTGATCTGGACTTTGAACCCAGTCATGCCCTTATAAAGTGCCAATCTCTTTCTAGCGTGCTTCCGTAGGTACTTACCTTTATCGATAAAATCGATAATTAAACCATATTTTTTTCCTTCAGCGGCGGTCAGGGATCGCATTTTTTGCCTGCTTGCTAGCCTGGATCGCATTCCTTCGGCATTGATTACCGCATCCAATTTAGGCAAATTTAGTCCTTCCTTGCCCACGGTAGCAATTACGCAGTGAATAGTTTTGTCCTGGAGGGCCTGATAAATTCCTTTCCTAATACTACTAGCCATCGATCCCTGTACAAAAACGCTTCCAGGGATCATATCGTGTAGATTATTTCCATGGTCTAATCGAGTAACTTTTATAAAAACGGTTTTTCCCTGCTCTTTAAGCTTCTCTGTGATCCTTGCAATGAACCTATTGCGCATCAGGTTATCTACCAGATTAGAAACTTGCACATCCGCGTACGTAGGTAAATATGAAGTGTACCACGCATATGGCAAATCGTACATGACGATGAGCGGCTTTGCTAGGCGACCCTGATCTATCAATGTTTGATAGGGAGTTAGAGATATCACTGACCCAAGCTTCGATTCAAATTCTAGTAAGGGGACCTTATCCGGTTTCGGCGTTGCGGACAAACCAATTCGATATGCGGCATTTTTGAATCGTCCAAGAATTTTTTCAAATTTTGGAGAAACTGCGTGATGGCATTCATCTAGGATAAGTACCTTGGCCTTCTCCAATTCTTTTTGTATCTTGACGTTTCGCCGTTTCGTCTCTGCTTTTTTGGCACGCTCACCCGAACAGGCTGCAGTTAGTGCTTGATAACTTGTAAGAGTAACATCCCCCGGACAATATTCGCTCTCTGAAAAAAAGCCTATCTTGCAGTTTAGGTGCTTTTCCAAGTCTATTTTGGATTGAACCACTAGATCGCTACCGGACGTTACGAGCCATACCGGATAGTGTCCAATAGCATTAACGACTGCGCCCATGATGGCCGTTTTGCCCGAGCGCATAGGGGCCATGAGCACCCCATAGCGGTACTTCAAGGCACGCTTTACGGCGCGAATCTGGAAAGAATCAAGCGTCAGGTCTGCTACCTCGATCTTCCCCTTGGGGGCGCATTCGTTGGCGTACACAATATTTACTTCGTAGTCTTGTTTCTTGAGGTAATTGCTCAACCGGTGGAGGCATCCTAGGGGCAATTCCTGATTACGTTTTACCAGGCAGATCGATCCGTCCCATCCCATGAGCCTGTGTTGGCGAGTGTACTGATAGCCCGGCACTGTAAAGGTAAAGGTCCTCTTCAGCTCGCGCAAAACCGCTAAAGGCAAGTCCGGTTTTATACAGAGCTGTGTAGCTCCTACAAATAGTGTTAATTGCACAGGGGTTCCTCAAACCAGCGGTACGATTTTTCCTGTTCGAAACTCTTGTTCCTTTTTACGTAGAATCTTTATATTATGGCGACGGAGACTGTCAACCCCTAAATGCAAAGATTTGAACGTGCTCCTGTGGTGGTGGTATACAAAGGTACCTAAACTGATCATGAGGCGATACCCATACGCACGTAAGCGCATGGAATACTCATCGTCGTCACCCAGGCCGATATTAAATTCTTCGCAAAGGTTGCCTATTTTCTTAAATGTCTCACGCCGAAACGCTGCGCAAAAAAAGGAAAGTGGCAAAGAACCAATGTCGATGTACTTATCCTGGAAGTTCTGTTCCAGTTGTTTATTGTATAACTTAATATCGTTGTGGGTCATTGGAAGAGAAAGATTCCAGCGCATGTTGAGATTGTTGGCCTCTTGCCAGGCGATCCGGCTTTGAGTTACAGGGCCAACCGCGCCAACTTTGTGATTCACCTTGAGAGGCTTAATCAGCTTTTTCTCCCAGTTTTCGGTTACCTCGGTGTCGTTGTTTAGCAGAATAACATAGTCACCTTTAGCCTCAGCGATTCCTTGATTTACTGCTTTTACGAAGCCCAAGTTGCGAGAGTTGTGAACTAGCTTGCACTGCACATTGGGTCGTGTTGCTTGCCGCTTTATTTCTGCAAATTGCTTAGGACTGCTCCCATTGTCTACCCAAATGATTTCATGCGGAGTCGCTGTGCAAGCTCGAATAGATCGCAGACACTGCACAGTCTTTTCGGCCTCATTCACGGTCGGTATGATAATGCTAATAATGGGCGGAGTACTAGACATGCTTTGGGGCTCCGTGCTTTTCTAATAAAGCATCTTTCAGTTTTCGATATGCTTTTGAGTCTGCCCCGCCCATGTGCTGGATTAAATCGGCTGGGGAATAGAAGCCGATCCAATACCCGTAGGCTTTAGCCCTTTTTGTTATTAGGTAATCTACACCGTACAAAATTCCTTCTGGATGCCCGCCCAACTCCAAGAACAACTTTCTAGGCGAAAGTCGACAAGCTCCGTTTACCAGCCAAGGAGAAGTATTGTAGCTTATGAATACTTCTCCGTCAACCGTTTCCACACGTTTTCCGTAGGGATCGTTGTACAGCTTCATTCCGGAACGACGTGCAAAGGACCCGTTAGTCCAGGGCATGTCCCAAGCCAGGTACGCTAATTTAGGTTCGTCTACGGTCTCGAAAGTACGAACGATACGTTGAGCAAAGTTAAGCGGCGGCAAAATATCGTCATCTATTTTTAGAATGTATTCCCCCGTAGCTTTTTCGGCTAGGAAATTTATTGCTTCCATTCCAAAGTTCTTTTCTGAGGCATGCACGCTTGTAACGCGGCAATCGGCAGTACCGTAGTTTTCTAGCCAATCGTAGGTACCATCATCAGATCCATTGTCCCAAATTAATACTTCGTGGTCTATCTTGCCAATACGATCAATAATCACAGGTACAAATTTCTCGGTCAATTTTAGGCGATTGAACGTGAGGATGAGCACCGAAACTTTTTTCACCGAATAGCCTCGACGTTCAAGCTGATTAGAACTCCATCCTCTTTGTTCATATGCGGTATGTAGGCTTGGGAATAATCATCAAAGCCTGCAAGCTCTCCAATGAAAACCTCGCGCCAGTCCCATACTCGCACTGAGCTGAAGCCTACCTTAAACAGCCGATTTGAAAGCTTTCGGTAATCGTATAGGCATTTATGCTGCAGCCAGTAATCCCCAAGGATATCACTTCCCTTGGTGCACCAATGCCCAAAAATAGGGCCTGAAATTAATTTAAGTGGATCCGCGCAGAGATCATGGTAGCTCTGATATACTTCG